GGTGGTGATGTCTCCACTCTCTACTTGAGCGTTGTAGGCTTGGATCTCTTCGGGGCCCATGTTCTGAGCAGCCCATGCCATAGCTCCGTGGTAGGCCTCTTGCCCACCGGCGCTCTCGTAAATCTTGTTGAGTTCAGCCGACTGCACAGCCTGTTGGCCCTGCATGAAGGCCGTAACAAGTTCGCGCGAAAGCCCCATGCCCTCAAGGGCAACGTAGCTATCTTCGGCAAGCTCGCCAGTGCTGTAGTATTCTTCCGCGTAGGGCGTCAAAACCTCGGTGCTCACACCAACGGTCTCCGTGTCCTCCTCCGCTGCTTCAGTTTCTGCAGGCTCTGCACCCATGTGCCCTTCAAGGCTCTTGTAGGCTTCAGCTAATGCTTCGGCACTCTCGAACTTCTCAGGCAGCCACTCGGGTCTTTCGACGGCCACCTCAGGGGCTTCAGTAACTTCAGCCTCGCCTTGATCGGTAGGGATCGAAACCATCCCCTCGGACTCTGCACTCGATGTGACCTCGATTGCGCCAGGGGCGTCTGGCCCTACGGGGCCGTTCGCTGTCAGGCTGATTGAATGAGCTTCACCCATAAAGAGTACCTCCTACTGTGGTTGTTGTTGTTGTGATGCCTGGTCGGCTGCAATCTTCATTGCGTCAGGGCCGAATGTTTGAGCCATTTGAGCCATTTGCCGCTGCTGTATCTCAGCCTGGACTTGCTCCTCAGGCTTGATTAGCCCATCAGTGACAAGGCCAAGGGCCGTTGCACGGCGTGCTAGATAATCCCCCAGGTTGAGAAACTGATTGAGTGCTTCAGGGCCAATCTGCTGGTTAGCGCCTTGGATGAATTGGTCCAGGCGCATGAGGTCGGCCCCACGCCCGAGTGCCTCAAGGCCCGTGACGATGCTGGGATGCACCACGCCCTTGGGCATCTTCGGGAGCCGCCGCTCTCTGGTCATACGGTTGATGATCAAAGACACCAGGGGCAACTGGAAGCTGGCCGAGAGGGAGGCGTAACTTCCACTGAGTACGCTTTCCAGTTCTTCGGCAAGATATCTCCATTCTGTCGCTGTGACTCGCTCGCCTTTGCGCTGGATCTGGCTGTTCATCAGGAACGCAAGGCCCAGACGGTCACGGATCTGTGCAGCCGTCTCAAACGTGATCCGCATATCGGCCGCTTTGGCACCCATGGTGACCATAGTTACATCGGACTCGCGGCCCTCTCTAATGGCACCGTTGGGCGCATCAGCCAATGTCCGTGCTCTGGTGGGGGAGGCAGGATCAACGAGCCAGAGGCACTTTGCCGCCATGGCTGAAGCCTCCACCAGGGCCTGACTCAAGCCCTCAAGGCTCTTGAGGTCGCCAAGGTACTGAACGGCATATCCGTAGCCGTAGGATTCACCAGTGACCTCCTCCATACGGAGGGGGAGCCATGGCAGATCAGCTACAGGGTAGGTACCTACGGTGCCTTCGACCTTCTCGCCAAAGGCCTCCTGCCATACCTCAAAGGTGCCCTCATCCATCCTGTGGATGCAGGTATAGACATCGACAGTGTCCTCAAGCCGGGTGGCCTCCTGGCTGGCCATGGCCCGTAGATCCTCAGGGAGAGCCGCAGGCGCAATAGACTCCTTGAGAATGATCACTTGGACGTTGCCGCTGGGGTCTCTTTTCACCACATAACGGTCGAGCTTATAGGTCCTCATGCCCCCGTCAGGAGGCAAATAGACCAGTGCGTTGCCCGCCACGATAAGCTGTTTGATGGCCTCATGGATCTGGGGCCTGTAGCCCTGAGACTCCACCTCACTCATCACGGCCTGCTCAATCTTGTTGAGCGTGACCTCAACCTCCGTGCGGATCGCAGGATCACCAGTCACGGCGTCTAGCTTGTAGGGGTCTACCGTAAGCCGGAACCAAGGGGTGTTAGGCGGGTAAAGTGCCATGAGCAGCTTGGCACTCAAGGAGGCTACAGCCCTGGCACCCACGCTCTGGTAGGGGGTAGCCAGCTTCATAGCCTGGTTGTACCCCTCGTCGGGCAGCAAATGAGGGATCGTCAGGCGGGCACAATCACGGCCACGCCTCAGGTAGCCGTCACGCTGAGTGCAAAGCTCCTCATATAGCGAGGCAGCAGAGGAGGCCGTCAGGTACATTTAGGTCCCTATGTTCAAGGGGATTCGCAGGCGGCTCAGGAGGGAGGCCCCAGTACCGCCAAACGCCTCCAGCCTCTTCTGCGCTATATCCGTTGGGCGTATAGACATCGCCGTAGGCTGTGGCCGTGGCGCAGCACTCGCGGGGGGCCCCGGTACTTCAGGCATCTTCGGCTTCGATGAGAAACACATAGATCGGACCACCTCCAAGTGGACGAGGCCTCAAACGCCGTGCGGGGCATCTGAGGCCTCTAGCGAGGACGTAAGGAAAAGAGTCAGCCGCCTTGGCTGACGCGCACCTGACGCTCGTACTCGATTTCAAGCAAGACAACGACTGCACGCTGTCCTGCTCGATAGAAAATCTCACGCTCACTCATGTCAAGCGTGGGGTGCCTTTCAGGAAAAAGCTCGTTGAGCTTGGTTAAAAGGCCTTTTGGGACGGCCGGAAACTGCGGGTCCTTCTGGGTAGCGTTCAAGACGGTAGAAGTCACTCTCATACTATTGTTCATTGTCATTGTCTGATCCCTTTGCCTTGATGTAAGCGGCAAGCAGTACGCAGTAGTTGATAATGTCAAGGAGTGCGTCCTGCGTAGATTCGTCCGCAACCTTCAGCTTCCCGTCTTTCACAAATGTGACCAGACGGTTCACCTTGTCCAAGATCCGCACAACGAAACCAAGCTCCGTAGTTGCAAGGCCCATGAACTCAACGCTCTGAAAGTTTCTGAACGGTGACTGGCCCGAAGCTCCCGCATAATCATGGTTCTTCACACGGCATATCTCATAAGCCGCATGACAAAAAGCCTTATGGAACTGGAGCACTCGCTCCACCTCAGTTACCGATGTCTCTTCGGGTTCCAAAGAATCACCTCCTGAGTGTGCTGATTGAACAAAGAGGGCGTCAGGATCTTGGCCATACGCGCCTGGAGGAGCGCATCATCTTCTGTCAGACCACGAGACACATACGCCTCTACGACTTCAGCCCATGTGCCCTTTTTCAAGATGGCCGTTGCCTTCACAGGGCCCACGCCCGGAAGGCCGCTGTAGTTATCCCCTGAGTCACCTGTGAGCGTCTGATGCAAGTGTGTCCAGCGGGCCTTGGCATAGGTGATCTTCTGGACACCTAGCTCAGGCTTCCGTGGCTGGTACAGGGCACAGGGCACCGTGCGTAGATCGTGGTCATCGGACACCACGATCTTTGGCCCCTTCAGCTTGTGAGACTTTGCCAAGATGCCAAGCACATCGTCAGCCTCTAACAACGGCCACTCCTGAGAAGGCCAGCGCGTCTTGGCCCAAGCCCTCAGAGGATGGAAGATCACAGGCTTACGTTTGCCTCTGCGGTTTGCCTTGTACTCGGGGTTGATCTCATGCCTGAAGGTACGGCGGGCACTAAAGGCGAGGTAGGCAACCGCACCAGCCAACGTGCGTAGCAGGTAGTCCATTTCCTTCTCGACTTCAGCCTGGGCCTCCTCAAGGTCGGCATGGAGTGTCCAGATATCTCTCTCATCATCCCAACAAATCTCGTGCTCGCAACGGATCGCAGCCTTGTAAACAAGAATGTCTGCGTCGATAAGTAGTTTGTTACGCACCAGTCTCTTTCGGCCCATAGGTTCCTCGCTTGTATTCGAGTTTCTTAAGACTCTTTAGTTGTGCCTTCAGCCCCTCGCGCCGATGGCCTGGTTCTGTCTCACGGATCTGAAGTAGCACCCGAGCTTGCGGAACCTTCTCCCGCAAAAGTGAGACAACGCACTTAATGAGTGATATGGCGTCATCCCCATACACCCGCCACTGGTAGTAATCCTTTGTACTATGCCCAGCCCTTCGGGGGCGGTGGCCAACGTGTCCACCGTATGCCTCGGCAAACGCATAGAGCGTGTAGGGAAAGACACTTGTCACCTCAACCACAGGAGTGCGGTTGAACATGAAGCACCCTTCACCGTCGAGGTAGCCCGCGGTGTACGCAAGGAACTCATCAGTGTGTCTCGGCCCAGTTGCAGCCAATAGTGGAATCTCCATCTAGCCGCACGTTTAGGGAATAATGTCGGCCAGCCGCACGAATGGCCCCTGCGGCAGTATTCTTCACCTCTTCCGCATACTCTTCAATGACTTCAATTTGCCACTCGTCAAAAACATGAGCCACAATATGGAAATCGAGGCCTAGACGAATGCCCTTCTCGCTCAACGCCTCAACGTGCTTGACGGTAGCCATCTTGGTACAAGTCGCCGCAGCGTTCTGAATCCACAAGTTCAACGCGGAATGAGGAGAACGCGGGAACAACTTACGGCCGTCGAGGCCAACGAGCATTTTGTTCGCCTTGGCACGCTTCTGGATTGCCGTCTGCAACTTCTTGAAGGCCGGGTTGTTGTGATAGAACCGGCGTCTCAGATCAGAGCCCTCGCGCCTGCTGCCACCGACACACGCACCTAGCCTTTGGTCGCCAGCACCATATATCAAAGCAAAAATCATCTGCTTGGCCTCGGGCCGTGTGATCCCAGCCATATCGGCATTGGCCTGATGGGGGTCTCCCGTCTCACACTCCTTGGCAAACTTACCATCGTCCCAATGGGCCAGCAGGTGTGCGAGGAGTCTGAGTTCCGCACCGCTCAAATCTGTTCCAACGAGCGCGTAACCCACAGGCACGCAAAATAAACCCCGGCACTCTTTGCCATAGGGTGAACGGTTGTTCGGGACCTGCGCCAAATTTGGAGAGTGATGTGCCATGCGATGGCTTATGGTTCCACCGCAAGAGATCACACGCCCATGGATTCTATGGGACTCATCAACCAGGCCGAGCCACGAGTTTTTTCCTTCAGCAAGCTGGCCGATACGCTTTTGAATACAAAGGTACTCTTTAAGTGTCTTGGCCTCCGGGTACTTGTCCTCAAGGCCCTCCAGAATAGTCTCAGAAATACGTGGCTTCCCGTCAGGTGTGAAGTCTGTAGGTTTCCAGCCCTGCTGCTCAAAACGCTCTGCGATCTGCTGACGGCTCCCAGGATTGAAGGCCTTGAGCTTCACTTTGGTTTTAAGGTGAATCTCCTTGGGCGGGAAAAGATCCTGAAGCTCGGCAGCTAACTGATCCTTTCGCGCCAAGAGCCTGACGTAGAGCTTCTCAGCCCTCTGCCTATCAAAGTAAAAACCACGCTCCGTCATGCCCTCCATGAGATCGTGGGTCTCATGTTCCAAGAGCACCGCAGCCTCTGGTACTTCTGCCTTCAGGAACTCCTGGTAGAGCCGGTGGGTAACCTCAACATCGCGTTGGCAATAGTCCTCCATATCCATAGACCAACGAGCCCATGGATCTTCAGTATCCTCACCGTAGCTGCCTTTCTCAAACCCAAGCCTCACGCCCCAAGCCTTCAAGGAGTGTGAACCAAAAAGCTCCTTGGGAAAGTTGTCCTTACGCTTGAAATCCAAATCCTTGATGTGTGGCCAAGCAAGCCGGGCACATACCAAAGTATCCATAAACGCGGCCCCTGTAGCCCACGATGGGTACACCTTCATAATGGCCGGAAGGTCGTAGCCAATGATGTTTTGCCCAATGAGGAGATGTGCCTCAGAAAGCGCATCGAGGCCATCCTGCACATTGCCAAGCTCCTCATGGTTGTAGCGGCGTATATTCCCCAGGCCATCCATAGTGACGATGCAGTGGATGATTGTTGGCTCAAGCCCATCGGTTTCGATGTCGAAGTACAGGGTGCGTTTGGGTGTGGTGTTGGTCATTGGGGTAGGGGGATTAGTCGGTGCAGAAGCAGGGGATGCTGTCGTCGCCATCGGACAAGTCGAACAGTCGGCCTTGCGTCTTCACCCTCCGCATGAGGGCTGCATAACTCGGGCGATCCTTCCGAAAGAAAGGCACCCGGGCCAGACCCGCCACACTCTTCTCGGCATTGGCCCACCACTCAAAATGCTCTGGCATTTCCTCTATCAATATCTCGATCTTTGCGGTGCTCTTCAGGAAGCAGCCGACGCAGTTGCCTGCCATGTTGCCATGCAGGGGGAGCATCAGATCGAAGGGCTGCTCCTTCCACCAAGCCAACACATCGTCTTCCGTATGCTTCGCATGGAACATAGGACAGCAGACCTCTTCACGGCCATTGTCGGCCTTCACCCGCAGAGCCCTACGGGGCTCGTCATACCGAAGACCCAAGGCGTTCGCGTACCCATCACAGAAACCAGGGGACTGCTTCAACCACCTGTCCATCGTCCGCATCTTCAGGTTCGATGTGCAAGTGCGATTGACTGGCGTGGGGAGCGATCCCTTCTTCTGGACCAGAGCCGTGAAGGGCTCTCCGTTGCGGCTGGCCGAATCAAAGTCAACCACCTTCACATCATGCGCGTCCTCCTCGTTGACGAAATACTCCAGCCATACAATGTCCACCCCCCACCGTTCCCCGCACTCTTTTACAAAATCATAGGTGGCTGGATGCTCCAGCCCCGTGTTCTGAAAACAAATCTTCAGGTCATCGGGCTGGCCACCAAAGGCCTCAACGATGTGATAGAGCATATAGCCCGATGTCCTGCCCCCTGAAAAGCTAACAACACCAGGCAGATCAATTAGATACGGATTAGAAAGGGACATCATCCTCCTCATTAGGCATGAACTCAGGAGCTACCTCGGTATGCGTGCCTGTCTTCGGGTCCCACCTCAAGTGGCAAGCAACTCCGAGCTCGCCGCTAAAACGGTTCTTGATGACACGCACAGTCATCAGGTTCGGGTCTTCGCCCATTGTGTCCCTGGACAACGCAATGCAAGCGTCTGATAGCTGACTGATCGCCTGGCTCCCGCGCAGATGCGACAACTCTGGATCAGCACCACGTTCAGCACTGCGGCCCTCAACTCTCCTCAAGTGGCTAACGAGAATCAT